ACTGATAAGTAGGAATGAGCAACCGCACCATCAAAGATCACTAAATCATCACCGAGAACTAGATATTCTCTAAATCCACGATAATCACGACCTAGTCTAGTTGCAGCAAGGAAAACTAAAAAGTGATGCGCTAAAGCAAGCGCAGGCCATGAAGAAAGTGCTCCCATAGGTTGTCCTCGAGTGTAGGTAAATAGACTATCTTTAGGGTGAGTTTTTGTTCTTTTTCCAAAGAAAAATTCTCTATCCACTAAAAGATCGCACCAAGCATGAGAAATCTCATCGGTGTATCTATAACCCAACATGATTTTATAAATTTGCTGTGGAATTAAATCCGTAGCTGATTTTAAATCAAACGAGAAAGCCGTACGATACCGTTTGGATAAAGTTTCTTTAACCTTACCAATCTGATCGTAGGTAGCATCAGACTCATGTCTACGCAAGCAGCTCAACATATCTTCATGAATAGGCCGTAAGGCATATTGTGTGAAGTAGTCAAGTATAGCAAACACTCTCACTTTTCCTGCAGCTTCTAACTTAACTGCCAACTTACCACCTCGTACATACTGTACAAGATGAGTAAGATGATCCATAGTGAAAAGGCTATTACTATCGCAACCTCGCCATAAAGGATCTTTACGCTTTATAAATCTTAACAAGGGCTCCATACCAGAGAAAACACTACCAAAGGTAGCGTTTCCTGATTTGATAGCTCGAGTTAGATCATAATACGTATTATCCATATATATCCAAGAAGCTGGTCTAATTTTATATTCTTTCCACAGGAGGTTAGAAAAACGTTTCAATGTTTCTCTAGGATGGTTAGCATGCCAAATGGCATCAGCCACCAATCCCCCTACCGATGGATTAGAATTAGGTCCGGCTTTTAGAATTAAAGGAGGTAAAACCTCTTTTAATGCGGGAGCTGTCATTTTAGCAGGACCTCCAAAGAAGTCCCGCCAAAACCAGTAACGTTGTGAATATAATTCCTCTTCTAAGGACTCAGGTAAGTAGAAGGGTTGAGATTCGATTGACGAGATGTCTGGGTCTCCCCATTTTCCTTTCATTGCTTTATAGGAATAAAGAAGAGTCATATACACTCTAATAAAATTAGTGTGATTCTGACGAATCTGTAATCTTATAAAATGAGGAAGTAATTTGGGTAAACCATTTACAAGTTTTATTCTTTGACCTAATGGTTGAGTAGTTGTTAACTTCTCTCCCGCTAAGTATTTAAGAATAACTATAGAAGTTATTTTCATAAC